CCAGCGTAAAGGGAAACCAAGTTGTGTGAATCACCTGAATTAACTAAAGCGAGGTAAATACTCATGGCTGTTACTGCTGTCGGCGTAAATGACGCCTTGGCCGTCAAGCTATATGCTAAAAGACTCGATGCCGAAGTCCTGAAATCCACGGAAATTGCGGATTACATGGGCACCGATGAAAATAGCTTATGGCAAATCAAAACAGAAACCCAAAAAGATGCAGGCGATCAGATCACTTATGGCCTGCGGATGCAACTTTCTCAGCCCGGTGTCCAGGGCGACAATACCGCTGAAGGTAACGAAGAAGCTCTAAGCCTACACTCCGATTCCGTCTTGATCGACCAGTTGCGCTTTCAGGTCGAGTCTGCCGGTGAAATGACGGAGCAGAGGGTTAGTTGGAGTATGCGTGATGAAATGTTGGCAGGTCTAAAAGACCTGTGGGTTGATCGTATGGCAGTCTGTGCGTTCAATCAACTTTGCGGTAATGTGGCTCAAACTGACACCAGGTTTACTGGCAATATCGCTACTGTGGCCCCGGATGCAAGTCACCATATCTGGTCTGGTGGTGGTGCAACTACGGACCAGGGCCTTGGTTCCTCTGATATCTTGGAACTCAAGGATATCGACCGTTGCCTTGAGAAAGCCAAGACCCTCACCCCTGCAATCCGCCCAATTATGATTAAGGGCAAACCTCACTACGTTCTATTCATCCATCCCTACCAGGAATACAATCTGCGGCAATCTGCGGCTGCTGCTGGTTCTTGGTACGATATACAAAAAGCGGCTCTTCAAGGAGGCGACCTTACCGGCTCTATGCTGATGAAGGGCGGTTTGGGTGTCTACAACAATTGTATTATCCGTGTGGATAATCGTATCCCTCTGGGATGCCGGTCTGACACTGGGGCGGCTGTGGCTTCCACTCGCCGGGCCGTGTTCTGCGGGGCTCAGTCTTTGGCTATTGCCTTTGGCAAGAAAAATGGGCCGAGTAAGTTTAAATGGGTCGAAAAGAAGTTTGACTATGACAACCGGCTCGGGGTTTCTGCCGGAACTATCTTCGGCACCAAAAAAATCCGGTTCAATAGCATGGACTTTTCGACCATCGTGGTCAGTTCTTATGCGGCTTCTCATTAAAGGAGGAGGTAAATAACAATGGCCTCTACCTTTAAATCTATCCAAGTGACCAAAGGTGATACGCCCAGGAAGGTTACTCCAGGCGTTTATAGCGTCTATGGGGAATATGAACTGTCCGCGGCTCTGGTGGTCAATGACGTTATCCAGATGGTTGCAGTGCCGCAAGGCGCAAGGGTCTTGAACATCTTCCTTAACGCTGATGATCTGGACACTGGTGGGCCTGCTATTGTGCTGGATGTGGGCGATGGTGGTTCCACGGCTCGCTTCATTGATGGTGCTCTTGTAGCCCAGGCTGGTACGGGCAACAACGTGGACATGATGAACGGCACTTATGGAATAGGAGCCGGGTTTGGTTATCAGTACACGGTCAATGACACCATCGACGTGCTGGTAGAAACTGCGCCCACGACCGGGACCACGACCGGGACCATCAAGTTGATTGCCCTGTTGTCTGTGGACAACTAAACGAGTGAGGTAAAGATACATGGCTACTACTTACTATTCTGCCCAAGTTACCCTTGGGGACCCGCCCCGATTTATTGGGCCGGGTAATTTTGAAGTATATGGCAGTTTTGCGTTAACTGCTGCTCTGGTCATCAACGATGTGATCCAAATGGTCAAAGTGCCCCCTGGGGCGCGTATCTTGGACATGGAAATCTACGCTGATGACCTGGATACAAATGTGGCTCCTTCTTTGCTGTTAGAAGTAGGGGACGATGGTGACACCGATAGGTTTATTGAAGCCTGTACTTTAGGCCAGGACGCTTCGTTTATTCGGGGCATCCAGACTAAGGCCGGGTTTTGTTACGATTCCTATACCGCTGCCAACACCATCGACATCAAGGTTAACACTGCTCCGGCGACCGGGGCTGCCACTGGCGACATCAAAATGCGTGTCACCATGTGTGTTGATAATTAAGGAGGGGAACAATCATGGCTAATGTTCCTACCATTACTCCCGTTGTTTTGGATTTCTCTCTTGCTGCTGGCGGCGACATCGCTCTTGATACTGCCACCGGCTCTAAGATCGGCACTGCTTCTACTCAGAAGTTGGGTTTCTTGGGAGCAACTGCTGTAACCCGCCAAGCTAACACGACTGACCTAAAAGACCTTTTGGTGACTTTTGGCTTCGTAGCGAACGGCGGCGCAACTCCCCTCAATCTTGATTCTGGCGCTTTAACCGCTGGTGCTGTCTCCGCTGGTGCTGTCACCTTCACTGCCGACAACACGGTAAACGCCGCGGTTGACTTTGCTCTTGCTACCACCACAGGGACCAAGTTTGGCACGGTCAGCACCCAGAAGATTGCTTTTCTTGGAGCGACCCCTGCTGTCCGGCAGGCCACTACGGCGGATATCAAGGACACCCTTGCTACCTTCGGACTTATCGCCAATGGCGGGGCTTCTCCGTTGAATCTTGACGGTGGGGCTTTGGCGGCGGGGACTGCGGCTTTTACTGGCGACATCACCATCACCAACTCTGACCTGGTTTTGTCCACCACTACGGGTACTAAGTTCGGCACTGCCAGCACTCAGAAACTCGCATTTTTTAACGCAACCCCAGCGGTAAAAACTGCTTTTACAGCTTCCGCTGTAGCTACCACGCAGGCTTCTACGGCTAAAAGCTGGATCACTTCCACCGATGCCGCGGCTATCAGGGCCTTGGTTAACAACATTCGCGCCAGACTCGTTACTCTTGGGCTTGGCTAATACTTAACCTTTTGAGCGGGGGCATTGACCGTGCCCCCGCATATCCTTAAAAAAAGAAAGGGCAATAAATGACACTTAACTCTATGAAATTGATGGTCTGCACTCCTTACTATGAAATTAAAGGGTATTCTCCTTACATTTCGGCATGGACTCAAACCGTTAAAGCGTTAGATATGATTGGATTGGAATGGGATTATAAAGAATTGTCTGGCGATAGTTATGTGTCACGGGCTAAAAACAGTTTAGTACAAGACTTTTTAAAATCAGACTTTACTCATATTTTTATGATTGATTCAGACCTTGCTTGGGAATTAGAAGGTTTTTTGAAAGTATTGAAAGGGGCAGTAGAAGGAGCGGAAATTATTGGAGCTTCTTACCCTAACAAAAATTCATGGGAAAGTTATGGAGTAGTTCCGGTTCTTAAAGATGGCAAGCCAATAATAACAGAGTTTAATACTATTAAAGCAATGAAAGTACACTTGCTGCCCGGTGGCTTTATATTGTATAGCCGCAAAGCATTTGAAAGAATAGAACCTAATTTGGACCGTTATGTTAATCCTAAAACTTTTCAGGAATTCTATCAATATTTTAAATGGGAAGTTAAAAAGAGTCCCTTTACAGGAAAATTTGATAATTATAAGAACCATATCAAGAAAATGTTTAGTCAGGCATTAAATGATTTTGGTGAATATCTTGGGCCAAACTATGACGATATTTTTTTAGAATGTTTTAGATGCAATATAGAAAAAAATAATGTTCTTGTGGGGGAAGATTACTACTTTCAACATCGCTTTCGGGAAATGGGCGGCACAATTTGGTGTGTGCCTGATATTGGCATGTCTCATTATGGCGTACAGGAATGGAATGGTAATTACTGGAATTTTGTTGAGAAAGAATACAAAGAATACAGTGAAGTTCCAGTTCCAGAAACTGAAGTAACGATAGATGTTACCAAGCCAACAGTTTTAATTAATAATTTCTCTGAGGTTATTCCGGACCTAAGTTCACATTTCAATATTGCTACTACTATAGGTGACGTTGACCATCTTGATGCGGCAATCTTTTGGAATGATGAATTGCCAGATCAGAGGGTGGCTATTGAAGCATTAAAGACGGCTGGCATACCTACTTTTGTCATGTCGCATGGTGCTGTAGCTTCTGCTGATTCTATCTATGACCAGACGGTAGGAGAGAAAGAAAACCTGAAGGTAATTGCTGATTATTATTTGGTATGGTCCGATTTGGTCAAAGACAAGGTGGAAGCTAAGGGAGGGAGGGCGATTACTGTAGGCAGTCCCTTGCAAGTACCTAATGAGCACACCCCTGATGGCAAGACTGTCTCCTATTTTCCGTATCATGTAAATGGTTCCTGCGATTCAATCTCAGTATGGAACAAGTTAAACAGCATAGCAGAGATTAACCCTGTCGTAAAACTGCTGACAGGAGAACATGATGTTGCTGCATATTCCGGCAGAACAGTGGTAAGTGACCGATTTGTTTATCCTAAATTGCACAATGAAATGCTTAACGCTGCCTTGCATAATTCCAGTTGCATGGTTACGGATGTTGCTGGAACTGAAATAACCATGGCTGCCAAACTGGATATCCCCATCATCAAAATCAAGAATCAGTACCCTAACCGGCACCCTGAATTTGTGAAGGAAGTGACTGTGGAAGAATTGCCTGAAGCAATTAGGGTAGCATTAGCCCATCCGGATTTTAACGCAGTTTACCGGCAGCAGTTTGCAGGCACTTATTACCCTGAAGGGAATTGTGCTGACAATATCGCAGCAGCAATCAAAAAGGTTATTGCGGAGAGATAATGGGCACATTAGGTGATATGACTAGCCGAATAGAGGATGAATTAGCCAGGTCTGACCTGACCACGCAAGTACAGAAGGCTATTGAATCAGCTATCGACTACTATACCGGCACCCGGTTCTGGTTCACAGAAGGAGAATTTACTGTCAATACCGTGGCAAGTACGGCATCTTATGCCTTACCTACCGGCCTTGAGGAAGTGGACGTAGCTACAGCGACAGTTTCCAGTAATAGGTACGAAATAGACCCCGAATCTTACGAATGGATAAGGGATAATCTGCCTCTTACCACCATGACAGGCAGACCGACTAAATATGCCATTTTTGAAGAATATCTATGGATATACCCT